TTTGTAAAGCCATCCCCCGAAGCAGTTATAGAGGCAAGAGTAGATACGGTATTCAGCACAAGTATTATTGTAAAGAGAGATACGGTAAAGTATTATCTTCCTTCCCCTGTACTGTGCTGGCATGATGGTGATACAATCCATGTAGGAGACACTATTCTTCCTGTTGAGCAGAAGATATACAGAGATAGTGATTACATCGCTTATGTGAGTGGTTACAGACCTAACCTAGATAGTATCTATGTTTGCTCCAAAACACTGACAGTAACGAATGACATCTATCACACGGTTAAGATAAAACCTAGAAGATGGGGACTGGGGATAACTGCCGGTTATGGATTTGGTAAGGATGGTTTTTCTCCTGCGGTTGTCGCAGGAATAAGTTATAGAATATGGTAATCAACAGAAAGGAGGTGCAAGATGAAATAGTAACCAGAATGCCACAGGTAGAAGCGTGGCACATAATAGAAAAACTCATTTAACAAAAGTAATTCTTTCAGGGGCTTAGAATCAAAAAAAAGCCCCCAACGCTCATATTAATATTGCCACATAAAAACATGATAAAAGCATAAGACACTGCACGTTGGAGGCTAAATATCTTCAACAAAATGTCTTATGCTTTGTTCATCGATATATCTTGTTTTATGTGGCATGGCAAAGATAAGAATAAAAAATTAGAAAAAACATGTGCAAGTCAGAAATCTTTGCCAAAATAATTAATATTGTTTCAAAAGAAACAGAAGTGTCTGTAGACCAAATATTATCGTCTGATAAGAATATGGAGACAGTGGATGCCCGGTATCTTCTTGTATTTTTTCTTTTCGAAAGCGGTATGTACCCTTCACAAATAGCCGCTCATATCCATAAGACTAAACGTGCTGTCAACTACATGATATCCAATTTCCATGAGAGGATGGAGAGTGGGAAAAT